GTTAAAGTCTTATACACTACAAACTTACCTTTTATGAACTTTTTCTTATTTGCCATCAATGCAAACAATCTTTCTACTGATTTTGCTTTTGAATAAAATAAACTTGTTATGATTTATAACCCATCATGTTTTTATTTTTGAATAGTAAAATCTGACATTCTCGCGGGTGATGAAAATAACCATCGTTCAATCCAATTCCATTCAAAGATATAACATCTAAACTCGACATCTTGTGCTTCTGCAATATCGACCAATTGTCTGAAAGTTAGATATTTTGTTTTTTCTTTATTTGACCATTGATCAGGTAATCCGAATTGATCCCATATATCATTAGCTTGCCATGCTGGATATGTTTTCGTATAAAGAGAAGCAATGATTTTAAAATTTGTTTGTGGTCGATTATCAAACTCTATGCAATTCAATATATCAGATGAAAATTTTGAATATTTTTGAAACAAAAGTACATCTCCATATCGTTTTAATAAATCTTCTTTTGAAGCCTCTTTATCTTGTACTTCGTCTGTAAATGTTAAAGGCTTTATTTTATTCTTTTCCATTCTTGTTTTCCTTGATAATGGTTTTTTAATGGTGTTTAAAAACGCAACTTTTGGGTTTATTGTTCAACCAACGTAAATAGAAGAAACTTTTGGTTTTTAGCGTTGTAAAAAAAACAAGTGATTAGGAACTATGAACAAGATTGATTTGTTTGAAGAATCAGAACGTATGAATAAAGAGTTTATTGAGAAGACGTTAAAAAGCAGTTTGGAAAACTTTCCAGATTTTGGTGTTAACAAAGTCGAATCAAAGGAATTAGTAAATCCCAACAAGTTAAAACTTTGCGATAGTTTGGAATTGGGAAAGAAGAGTTTTAAAAACTTTAAAAACTTTAAAGATGATATTCACGGTACTATAGAGTTTTCAAAGAAACATCTTCCTTTTATCGATCATCCATTATTTCAACGATTAAGAGGTCTTAAACAATTGGGAGCTACCCATTGGGTTTATATAGGAGCAACACATACTCGTTTTGAACATTCTCTTGGTGTTGGGTATTTAGCAAAGAAATACCTTACTATTTTGAAAGATCATAATCCATCCATTGAATGTTCTGGTGAAGAAATCTTTCTAGTTAGTGTAGCTGGATTATGTCATGATTTAGGACATGGACCTTTTTCACATACGTTTGAAAAATGGATGAGAACTAAAAAAGAGTATAAGCATTGGCATCACGAAGACTTTTCAATCGAGTTTTTAGAACAAATCGCAAACGAATCACCTATAGATTTTGATACAGATGAAATCAAGTTTATGAAAACTATTATTCAAGGAAATCCACGAAGAAAAGAAGAAAGAATGTTTCTTTATGACATTGTTTCTAATTCAAAAACTGGAGTTGATGTAGATAAGTTTGATTATATTGTTCGTGATGGAAAAAGAACAGGATTTCCAACGAATTTTGATGCTGAATTTTTAATGAATGCAACTAGAGTAATTGATGGTGAACTTTGTTTTAAAAGAAATTATGGAAAGAATATTTATAGTTTATTTGATAATCGAAGCGCAATGCATTTACAAGTTTATGGACATAAAACAACTTGCGCTATAGAAAACATGTTGTTTGATATTTTTAATGCTGCGGATCCAATCTTAAAGTTTTCAGAAAGACCTGTTTCTGAATTGAAAGATGATATTCTATCAGAAATACAACTTGGAAAAGATCCTGCTTTAAAAGAAGCTAAAGACTTGATTTATCGAATTAATACACGAAACTTTTATCGCCTGGTAAGAGACTTTATTTTACCTCAAGTTTATGATAATGAAAAAGTTTGTTCTCAATTAACCGCTGAAAACTTGTCCATTTACTCAGAAAGCATGAAACCAGAAGACTTTGTTGTTCAGAGTTTTATTATTAACCATGGTTTAAACGACAAAAATCCATTATCTCTAGTTCAATTCTTTGATGATTGGGATTCAAAATCATCCTTTACTTTAAGAAACGATGAAATTAGTAGTTTTCTACCCATCAAGTATAGCGAAAAAAGATTTAGAGTTTACATAAAGAATCCTAAGCTTTTTACTCAAGCTATGGTTGCTATTCATACTTTATTAAGAACGCTTGGTTTACAACATTTGTTATAAAATACGGTTTTAAGTGTTAGATACTTGAACACCAACAATAAAGTTATATCCGTCTTTATCTTGTGTTTTTGTTATTTGGCTAATAAAAGCACCCATCTTGTTTTTATCTTTGATACTAGATAATCGTTTTCTTATTCTTTCTAACATTTCTGCAACTTGATCTTCTTCTATTCTTTCAGGAGAAGCGAAACTCTTGAAGCAGTTAAATATAACTTCTTTGTCTATGTTTAATAAGTATCCCGACCATAGAGGATTCAATAAAATTCTTCTTTTTGTTTGTTCAATTATAAACTTAATTAGCTCCTCATCAAGTATATTTTTTCTTTCTTGAGAGTATTTCCAAATAGCAATCGCTTCTTCTTCGATGGTAAGAGGTCTAGGTATTTTAGCTTCATATGTTTTCCCAATAATCTCTGCAAGTTGAAAGTTTGGTTTTGCTATACTAAATTCTATTCTACAAAAAGGACACTTTGTTTCTGTAAGTTTTTCACAGCAAGTTTCACATATTGAATGTCCTTTTTAAAAATGTGTAACTCTTTAATCACTCTCTAAAGACAACTTACCACAACCTCCTAAAACCATGGGATAAGAATCGCCTGTAATATAAATTCCGCAAGTCCATATTGCTTTTGGTAACTCCATCTTCTTGCTCTTCCTTTTTTCTTGTTTTGATCAAAAATTTGTAACTTAGCAAACTCGTACCAGTTTTCTCTTTCGAAGGTTAATAAAAAATTTCAAGTAAAAACTATTCAGAAGAACAATATCGAGATAACGGAAGAAAGTGATTTTGAAAAGATGTTTTTATTGTTTTGAAACTATGTTAATTACAAGGACTATAATATTCGTCTGAACAGACTTGTTGAGCTCGAAGAGAATACATAATTGGAAATGTAATTAAAGAACCTAATACAAAAATAAAGGATATCACCAAAAGAATAAGATAGTTTCTCTTTCTAGGATTTTTGATTGGAATATCGTCATAAATGATTAATGTGATATTTTCAGTTTCCTCAAGTAAAGTGTTACTTTCTTTGTGAAAGAAACCTTTACCAGTTTTTAAAACCTTTGTCTCGCTCTTTGTTTCGACAGAATAGGTCCAAAAGTTTTTAACAATCGAATAAATAATAAGTGTGTTTAAACAAAGACAAAAACATCCAATCACTAAACCCGCGATTAAAATAGGGCTTAATTTTCCAGATAATTGAGCAATCTCCTGGTCGCTTGTGAATATTCCATTAAGTAGAAGAAAAATGGAAAAGTAATTAACAAGCAAGAAAATAGACACAACAAATCTTAGGATGATATGACTACAAGTCATTAAACCAATTGTACTTGATTTGTAAATAAAAAAAGGTAAATAGTGATCAACGAAACGTTTATTTTTTAATGAAAGAGAAAAACGCAAAAAGTTCTGTTTTAAAGAGTTTGTGGTTTGTATTGTAGTTTTTGAATGGATTTCATCGTTTTTTCTTCTAATCGACCATATTTGTCGGGAAATATAAGTCTAAGACCAAAAACTACATGTCCGTTAGATATCCATCGAGCCCGTATGAATTTAACAGAAGAATTTTCGAGAATATGATCATAAACTTTGAATGCTTCAAATGTTTATCCTTTGATAATTTTATTAATCACACAAGCAAGAACCGCCGTTAAAATAGGAATTGGATAATTGATCAAAACTTGAATATCCGGATGATTATAGTTTTCGTAAAGCCCTTGTGTGAAAAGGTTTTTTCTACCATGTCTATCTTTTTGATTGTAAACATTACGAATCAAAATTCCTGTTTCGAGAAACAATCTCAAACTTTGATTTATCTTTTCTTCAGTTCCACATCGTAATTCTAGTTTTCTTTTAATCTCTTTGATTTCTTCTTCATTATACTCTTCTAAAGACTTTTTGTAATTTCCTCGATAAAATATAGATCTTGTTTTCTTATCATCTTGTTCATCTTTGAATAATGGTTTCTCTTCGACTTCTAACTCTTCCATTGTTTTCTTATCAAAGTTTTTTTGGTTTTAAAGCACAAAAAAATAAACTAACGAATGAAACTATCTTCTCTTTGAATAGAGCGTTTATTGTGATCTGCGAACTTTTGATGTTTGTACGAATTAAAACTTTTGGTTTTAATATTCTATAAAGTTTTTGAGTGTTTAAATGTTTTATTTGAGAAACAAGATGAATAAAGAAGATTTAACATTACATTCTGTATCTCATGATATTATTCTTCATATATTTGGTTATTTAGATGTTTCTGATTTAATAACAACTCAAAGAGTTTGTAGATTGTTTTACGAATTGATTAAAAGTAATCAAATTTGGAAACCCTTATTCACTCGAGACTTTACAACTGTTATTTTTGACATTAGTTATTGTTGTTCTATCGACATTATAAATGATCAAAGTTGTTGGATGGAAAAGTTTAAAAAAGCAACATTATCGAACACGAAAGAGAAAGAATTATATATTCAAAGTGTTCTTAGTTCTTATTTGATTATTGTTTCCGCTGAACCAACTCCATTGATTTTGGGAAAAGAACCATTTTCTATTGTAAATGAAACAAATGGTTTAGTATCTTCTGCTTCTTATAACATTGCTCTTTCGAAACTTGGAACTTTTTGGAAATACTCTTATCAAGCAGAATATAAGCGTCAAGAATCGAATCCTTTTCAAGATAAAATTCTCGTTGAAGAAGCTAAACATAAATTCGATGAAGCAAAGAAACTTGTAAAACTAATGACATTTGAAGAAAGATGTTTATTTTCAAAACTACAATCTCATAACGTTCACGTAAACAATGTAACTGATCTAAAATTTAAAGATCATTATCATGAATAAAATAATATCAATTACTATGTCATTTATTATATAAAACTAAGGTTCGGTAGTTACTAATGTTCAAAAACCAAACATTAGTAACTTAAAAACTTTTTAAGTTCATTAAATTCAATCATCAAGACAAGGAGAAACTAAAAAGAACTTAACTATGGGACAAGTTTTTCCTTTACCCGAAAGAATTCCTAATCCAAGGAAAAACAAAAGAAAGAAAATGGAAGCAATGGGATTTGTTTTTAAAGAATCTGAAGCAGAATACGTAGAATACGAGGCTCCTAAAGAATGGAGATTAATCGATCAAACTCTTAGAAGGGATCAACCTGACTGGGTTTTTGTTGACGAAAAGAATTTAGTTAGAATTACGATTTGTGGATCTTGGAAAGGAGATTATGATAACAAACTTTCTATGTCCATTGTGAAAGATCCTTACCTTTTTGTTCCAAAAGAAAATGACCATAAAGATACCAAGAATGAGGGACAATCGGGTGCTTCGATAGCTATAGATACTCAAAAAGAATTGGAAACAAAGTTTATTGAGAGAAGACAAAAATACTTTAGCACTTTGGACAGTTGTAAAGGATGTGGCGATAGAGCTCTTACTTTTATAAACAAAGCCTATGACCAAATGAAAGAAGCCTGGGATGTTTTATCGAACGAGCAAAAAAAATTATTACCTCTTCCAATCAAAAAGTGATTAAACAAACTATTACGTTTTTAACAAAGAATAAAAGCATGATTAGAATATTAGATGGAGATTGTTGTTCAACCTTTTCATTTGATTTATAAAGATTTAATCATTTATATCTTTACTTTTCTTGATCTAACAGACTTTCTAAAAGTTGTTGGAGTGTGTAAGTCGTTTTATGAATTAAGTAAGAGCGATGTGATTTGGAAATCTTTATTTATCAAAGAGTTTGTAACTGATGTTCTTGATGTTGGTCTTTGTTGTCCACAAGAGTTATTTGAAAGACAAATTTCATGGATAGAAAAGTTCAAAGAAGCAAAAGAATACAATTCTTTTTTCCGCTCCAACAATCCAAGAAAAGATCTTGTATCACTAATCGTCGAGTATATTACCTTTTCCTTGAAAAACATTGAATATGAAAATGTACGTGGAAATTCATCAAGCAAACTAGCAGAATGTTATTTTCGAATGATTAAGGATGTTATTCAATATACGACTTTGGAAGAAAGAAATGAGTTATCGAAAAAACAAGAATACAATCTAAAAGCAAAAACCGTCTACGAATTAAGAAGATGAATTTAAACTTTTTGGAATAAAAAAGACAGTTTATTAATCAAAAACTTGATGATCAATCACTTTCGAGTTTTTTTACAACCACACAAGAATGAATCACATCCAGATTCTAAATAAATTAGCTGTTTCGATAAGTTTTATTTATTTCGGAGTAAGAACAACTTGGATTGTATAGTTTTCATACTTTTTCGATTCAAAGATTTCAAACAATTCTTCTTTCGACTTTGGATAAAGTTGTATAAGACCACTCGTTTTCTTTGCTGCTTTTTCGGCTGATTGAATCTCTGGTTCTTTTTCAGACTTTCTTTTTAAGGCTCTCTCCAAGTTTTGATAAATAGGAAGAGGTTGAACACCGGGTAATCTTTCTTTTTCAGATAAAAAGGTTTTAACCATTTCAGTTTTAGAGGTTGGTTCTTTTTGAACTTGATTGATAAGTTGTTCGTTAACTAAAGCTAATTTATCCAAATTTTTTAGAGTCTGATCACGGGTAGTGTTTTTGTAAGGCAATATTGGTTTTAATATATAAAAATTGTTTGTCTCTTTTTGATTCAAAATAATTAAGCAGACCTTTCCATTAGACCCAGTATTTCCAAAGTTGTAATCGTTTGTTTTAATATAAATCAATAAATGATCAATGTTTGGAGTTTCTGAGTTTACAATATCATAAGAGTTTTCAGATACAGGTTTTGGTGATTTATCTTTGAAATAGTTATTTAAGTAAATACGTAATTCTCGATCATTCAAAGCTGTAGTAACTTGTAGTTCTATGATCCATACAGATAAATCCTCTTTTTTAATTCCTTTGATCTCTTTCAAAGTCCAAATTAATCCAAACTCTTTTCCGCTTTTAATTTTAACTCGATAAAGTGGAATATATCTTGTTTCTATGTCTTTGCCTTGTCTTTCGATTTGTAGTTGTTTTTCAGTTGTTGCTACTCTTCCTTTTTCGGAATCAAAATAGTCAACTCTATGAGAACTGATCAATTCAGAACTCGATAAAGTCCAAGACACTTCTATAGTGTTAATCTTTTTGTAAAACGAAAACTAATTCTTACTTTGTTTTTCACTGTTCATTGCTTGTTTGTTTGTGAGCTTTGTACTTTTTTTCCTGAAGAACGTTTCTAGAAAACGTTTTAAAGTTGATTAGTAGAAGAACCGTTTTTCCCTACGATGGAAGAATATAAGAAGATAGATACAAAAGTTACAGAAGTTAAAGACTTTAGTTTTGTCGTAGATCCTAAACTTCCTTATCAACCAAGATATTCAGAACAAGCATTAATAGCTCATACTAAACTAAACCAACTCACACAAGACGCTTTGTTTTACGACTATACAAAAAGAAGATGAAGTGTTTATTATTCAAGTTGTAATAAAATAAATGGTTTAGGAATCCTTCTTTTGATAATTGTCAATCAATTGGATTTCTTCTACAAAACTAAGATCACTGAGCATAAAAAAGTCATAAAGTGGATCAAAGCTCATCGATCCAAAGTTTTTGAGGTTTGATTTGATTAAGTAGCTTCTCAAATCTTTTCCATATCCCAAAGATAAAGCAAATTCGTAAGCCTAAGGGTTTTATAAATCATATGAAAGTATAATATATTACCTTTCTTTCTCGAATTTTTATGTAGATATTGTCAAAATAGTTGTAGATTTGTAAGATTGAGGCCCAGATAAAATCCAAAAAGATAATAAATCCTATGAAGCCAGCTTTCTCGGATAAACCGAAAGCTAAATAGATTTCGTCTTGATTGATAACATAAGCCAAAAAGTAAAGAAAGACAGATAATTCCAAATAGCTTTTCACCAAAGAAATAAGTTCTCCATAGTGTTTCCAATAACCCAACTTTCTTGCAATAACTTTTTTAAACGTTAAAAACTTAAATTCTTTGGTTTTCATTACTTGCAATAAGTTCATCAGTGGTAAACGGTGTTTTTTGGTCCTTTTCTTTGAGCAAGGTATCGTCAATTATTATGGTCTGTTTTCCAAAGAATGGAATAATTTGGATAATTCCATATGAATTATAATCTGATTGTACTCTGACAAGAACTTCGAATCTTTTGAGTCCAATCTTATTTGCCAACTCATCAATTTTAGATCTACAAAAACGATCAATTTAAAAAAGGTTAAAAGATTACTTTAATTCTGAATTATCTAAAGATGTAGACTTTTGAAGCCAAGGACCGATAATGATATTATCAATAAAATGATAAATAATAGCTCCAACAAACGCTACAGGTGGAAGATAAAATAAGAAATAAAATCCAGTATAACGCACGACAACAGTAAAAACCGCAACGATGATTGGAATTAAAGCCATAGTTGAAACCATGTCTTTTTTTTAGTAAATAAAGATCGTTAAACGCAATGATTAAAAAAGATAAATTACCTTTGAGTTTGTAAGATAAAAAGGTTTTCAAGCTTTGGTTATTCTTTCCCCATTTTTCTTCGATCACAAAAGTGGAATACAGTTTAAAAGGAAGGAAGAAAATCTCCATGTAAGCGAGCTTCATGATCAAATAGATAGAAACTATTGCAATCTGTGTTTAAAAAAACAATTAGAGTTAATTCTCTTTCATGTTACCTCTTCATAAACTGAGAATTCTTGACTTTCGGTGACTATAGATTTCGAAATAGACCAGATATAGGACATTCCGAAAACCATGATGATGGTTTTCCGACAGTGATCAACAAAATCGAGCAAAAAACCGACTTTGCAACTATCGATCTTGTATAGTCGAGTTTTTTCATATTCTTCCTTGTTGATAGAACCATCGTCAAAAAGAAGTTGAAGTTCTTCAGGGATCTTTGGGTCCAAGTACCTTTTGTATTGTCGGTAGGACAACCAAGTATGGAAAAAGTAATAAGCCCAGAAAGCCCCAAGAGACCCGTATAAAATAGTTTCGAGAGAAAGAATCATTGCTAAGAAAATAAAAGAGAGATGATGTTGATGTTTTGTTGTTTGAAGAATTAATGATTTTTCAAAACGAAAAAAGAAAGTTTACTAACCTTCATACTCCGAACCCCCTAGATTAGTAACTTTAGTATACAAATTGTCGACATTCTCACCATGGTGATCCATTTAAACAGGTTTTCAACGTTTATTTTTCAAAAACAAAAGCTGAAACAACAAGAATGGAACCTAGGAACAAAAAGCCAAAGGTAGAATTATACTTTGATAGATTATCGAAGGATACTGTTCTATCTATCTTTGAGTTTTTTGATATTAAAACTATCTTATTACTTTCGACGATATCAAAAACATTTAATGCTTGGACAAAAGACGATAGAATATGGAAAGCTTTCTTTGCCGTCGAGTTTACAACTACAATCTTTGATATTGGTTATTGTTGTAGCGAAAACATTATCACTATGAATATCTCTTGGATCGAAAAGTACAAAAGAGCTTTGAAAGAAAGAACAAATGCAAAGAAACCCGATAGTAAATTTTATTTGATGAATCTAACATTTTTTTAGATATCGTACAGGATACATTTCATTTAATACAAAGCGTTGCTTTAAATATCTTTGTATCAAACTCAGCGAAACAAGAAAAAATTCAGACAACAAGCATAGATCCAAAAGAATGGGCCATAAAAGCAGAAAAAAAGGCAGCAGATGATTTTGCAAAAGTCAAAAAGTTTATAACTTTTATGACAAGACAACAAAGAAAGGATCTTATTCATAAAATCAAAAATTACAAATTTCATGTCGAAAAGATTGGAGTTTTTACATTCAAATCTCTTGATTCTTTTGACTTGATTAGAATGAATGATTTATTCATGACTTAAATAAATAGAAGAATACAAAACAAACTTATTTTCGAGTAACTAACAAAAAAGAAACTATGAATTATCAAGAGTTGTTTACAGAGAGTGATCATAATTGCGTTAATAAATGGAGTCATTATTTTGAAATCTATGATGATGTTTTTCGTGATGTTAAAAAGAATCCAAAGGTTTTAGAAATCGGAGTTCAAAATGGAGGTTCTCTTCAAGTTTTGTCCAAGTATTTTGGAAAGAAGTCTGAAATTTACGGCCTTGACATTGATCAACGTTGTGCTTCTTTAAAGTTGAAAGAAACAAACATTTGGATTGCGATTGGTGATGCTTCTCAGAAAAAAACTTGCGAAGATTTTCCTGTTTTTGATTTAATCATTGACGACGGTTCTCATGATCCAAATCACCAAAGAGCTTCAATGGAACATCTTTTTTTAAATCATCTTTCAGACGGAGGAATTTACTTAATAGAAGACTTGGAGCATTCGTTTAAACAAGAAAGTAAATCTATTTTATCGCCAAACAATCAGTCATGTGGGTTTATCAAAGACATTCAAGAACAAGTTTATTTGTTACAAAAGAAACAAATCGAACAACCAAAGAACGAAATAGCAAAACAGATTTGGAAGATTATCAATTACTCAGGTATTGTTTGTTTTTATAAAGGAAAACCAAGAGTTCAACAAATTGTTTGGAGTAAAGGTCCTCGACCCATTGCATAATTAAAAACTTTTGTCTTTTTAGAATAAATCGTTTATTGATCAAGTTTCTAATTTCATTTGAATTCGGTTTCTGAATGATTTCCATGAGCTGATGAATTCCGTAGCAATTTTGTTGAGCAAAAAGGTTGGTATGTTTCCTTTTGCATCCATTTCAAACTGTAGGGTCATTATACATTTGTTATCATCTTTCGGATCTTGTATTATTTCCCACATTGCTTTTTAAAAAAAAAACGATTAGTTAAGAATTTAGTAAGCTTACTTTGCGTTGTAGAACGAACATAACCCTTTGTTAAAGGATAATCGATGCTCCAATAGTACCAACGAATTCGTTTTACTTTATTAGTTCCATAAACCAATTCTTTAATGTCTAAGACAACGTCAAAGACACTATCTCTTGGACTAAAAGGAAACGGAGAATTAACAAACAAGTGTATTCTTTTCTCGTAGTCTTTGTTTATCAATAATATTCCCTTTTCGATTTTAGGATGAATCATTTGTTGGACATCTTCGTAATTATCCCATATCCTATTGTAACGTTTTAATGTATCAAAAAACCAAAACTCTTTCTTACTCGTGGAAAACAAAATCAGCAGTTACAGACAATGGAACTATTACTTTCCAAGCATTTAGGCTTTTATTCTAAATGGATTAAAGTCATAGATACTCTTATATTACTTGTAACGATGTCGAATAAACTTGTATTCCAGATTTCTTGGATAAGATTTCTAATTTCCAATTTTGTTTTGAAAGTTGATCATGAAACTTTTTTTGTTCAGAAAGATTTAACTTTATGTTTTCTGATATATCTATAACATCTCGAAGATTTGATTTAACATAAGGTTCTAGTAGTTTAATTAATTGCTGTTCAGATTCTTTTTCATTGTATTTATCTTGAGCTACAGAACCCTCTAAAATCTTTTTAACTTTTTGAATCTCTTTTTCATCGCTTAGTTTATCCGTAAATGTTTGAATGTTATAACAGATTTCATCCATCGTTTCTTTTGAAATATTGAATAAAGCCTTTGATACTTTGTATTCTTATAAAATAAAGATCAAATTAATGAAAGATTTTTCTAAAATGTTTACTGATTGATTCATCACCATTTGAAAGGTCTAAACTCTTTCTGTCTGATGATTCTTCTTGTTTTTGTTTTCCGGAAGCATTTAATAGTATCTTAGAGGTAGCCAACAAGTATTCTTTACTTTTATCTAATTCTTTTGTTTATTAGCTTTGTAGCGATTAAGAATACCTTGGTTTACTTGAAGATAGAATCTAGGGTTCACCAAAGAAGGACAAAAGAATCTTAAGAATAGAGTCTTTGAGAATATTTCGGGTGAGTTTGGAAACTTTTCAACTATCTGCTTTTTAAGACAAACCAAACACTCTCTTATCTTTCTTTTTGTATGATTAAAACGCGTTAGTTTTTTTCATCTTTTAAAACGAAAAAAGTAAAGGTACTTACATTGGACAGTCGTTTAATGATTGTACAAGAGATTTTGTAAAATCTATAATCAATTTATAAAGTTCAGTATAATTCATTTTCATTTCCTAACTTTTGGTTTATAATCGTAAACAGTAATTTAACCTTGGATTGAGATGCTTGCTGAAAATAAGTAACCCATTGTTGACATTCGTTTTCAGATTCAAAATTAAAGATCTTATTAACATGATTGAAAACAGCAATCATTTGTTTTCCTTTCGAAATAAATGCATCGGTTGGTGTAAGATCAATAACTGTTTTAGGTCGATTCTTAAAGAGTTTAAAATAATAAGTCGGATTAATACTTGTGGAGATTTACTAAAGTAGACTCTAGAACCTATGATTTGACACCATTTGTTACGTTTCTTTTCTGTCAAGCATCCAGAAGCAATCTTTGGATTATCCTAAACACATTAAAAAACTTTATCTTGTTAAATATACCAAAAGATCAGGAATCAATAATAACTTATTAATAAAGTCTTCGAACAATAGATTAAGATATCGTTTTCCCAAGTCTCCGAAAAATGCTACAAAGAGTAATCGGGTAGCTAAAGTATCTCCTCTAAACAATTCATGTGGATTGCTTTCTTTTTGTAAATCCTTTGAAATCGCCCAACATAATAAATGATTTGATCTTCCACGAGATTCAAAATAATAGAATAAATTGGGTATGAAATCTGGTACTCTATTGCACTTGTTTATCAAAGTCTCCAAGTCTTTATCATCTTTTAAACAAGTCTATTAAACGTTAGAATTTAGCGAATTAGATTTACTTTGATTAAATCGAGATCAGACTTTGTTAGTTCCAAATTCAAATCCCTATCTTCGCTTGAAGTCGAATAAGTAGAACTATAATCCATTTTTTTTGTTTTTTAAAAAAAAGTTGAAGACTTCTATCTGAAATAGAAATCAATCTCTTGGGATCATTCTGTTTTACATTCTTAATGTGCAAAGAAAACAAACAAGAAAGTGAATAAAAAACATGAGTTTATTAAACGTTTAAACTTTTTGTCTAAAAACAGGATAGTTTGAAACTTGAGTAGTTAAATCAGTAGGATCTCGATCAATTAATCCTCCGTCTTTCAAGTATTTATAAAAAGTAGAACAAAATTCATCAAAATCTTTATTCTTTGATTCAAACTCTGCTTTGAGTTTTTGAAGTTCTCGGTTAGTTATGTACTTTGGTGATTTAAACTTTTCATCAATGTTTTTCAATAAATTGATATAAGACTTTCTTTTCGAAGCTAATTGAGAAAAAGCAGTGTCCAAGTTTGTAATAGAAGTTGTATCCAAAGGTCCAACTTCTCCTGTTTTTCCACTTTCGATTTGAGCAGCTTGATTTGATTTTGTTTGTTGTTTTAAACTTTGATACTTTCTATAAATTTCATCGTAAGCTCCGTCGCTTTCCAAAGAGGAAACAAGACAAAAACCTTTTTCTTTAGAATAAATTTCTTTAAGAACTTTAAGGTTAAACTCTGCTCGATCTTTAACATAGAGAAATAATGCTGTACAAGTTCCTTGACTATTAATAAGATCTTCATTTGTAACTTTTAATCCTAGTTTCTGTCCAAAGAGTCTAAGATCTTCATCTTTCCATTTAGAAAACTTATCTTCAAAAAGTCCAAAGTTTCTACAAACATCAGCTCGATTTTCAACAACGTTTTCTAAAAATGGATTATTTTCGTTATCACCCTTCAAAACAGCATATCCACTTTCTGTAACAAAAGTTTGCAAGTCTTTTTGAAGAGATTTATATATCTCATCAAGTGTATCCTTTTCTTTTGTTATAGTTTCTCTATCAGTAAAAGATTTTGAACTAGAAGCTCCCATTTTTATTAAGCTCTCTTTATCAACGATTATAAAAATATTTTAAGAGTCCTATTTGAATGCTTATTGAAAAATCTTTCATTGTTAATGATGATTGAATGAGTTTTATTTTTCTTAAAGAGAATACAAAAGGTAAAGGGTACTTTTTTTCGTATACACAGACATCTTGTTTAGATCACAAAAATGCTTTCTCTGAGCTTGCACCAAGTTACGGAGAGATAAAATATCTTTGAGTATTCTTTTTTCGCAAAATCCTCAAAGTAATTTTCGATCAAGGCTTTTTTCTGTTCTTGAATCTTTGTCATTGTAAGAATTTCTGGGCAGGTTTTGGATCGATGGTGGAAAGGCTGGTCTTTCGAATCTGGTTTGGTGACAAATCTTAAGACACTAAGGGCATATTCGGTCTTTGTGTTCTTTATCTCATCAAAGGAGATTGTTTCAAGTTTCTTTGTGATAAAGCGCAAAAAGGCTTCCCAATAAATGTTCTTTAATTCGGTTTCTAAAAACGAATTTTCATGGAAGCATTTGAAATGATCAAGGACTTCTTCTGCTGTTTTTAATTCCTGAGCTCCCGGAATATATTTATCTCCTTGTGTTTTAGCCCAGTATTCGAGCTGCTTCTTTCCTTCGAGAATGATGTCTTCCTTATTGAGATAGACTTCGTCATCTTCCGCTTTTAATCCTTTGAATAAAGATCTCTTGGATAAGGTGGTTTTGATTTTGTTGAATAATTTGGCCATTCCTTTCTACTTGTTTTGTTTCGTTTTTGTTTTTAATAAAATGAAAAGGTCTCACAGACAAAGGCCCAGAAAGTGACAGAGGAAAAAAACTTTTTATTTGTTACGAAGTCGAGAAGGTTAGTAACATGTTATTCGTCGAATACAATAAGGTTCTCAATGATCACAGGATCATTAAGGTGGAATAAGATGAATTGTTTTGGCGTATTTTCGGATTGTTCAATAATGATAGAATCATTAGTTCGGAAAAGTTTTGGTTCATCAAGCTCAGTAACTTCTTCCAAAACAGGAGCTTCTTCTTCAGATTCGACTTTAAGTTTCAAACCAGAAGAAATAGGAACAATTAAACCAAAAGAGTTTTTACCATTTAAGCTAAATGGAACCATGATTTTCGATTGTGTAAACGCAATAACTTTAGCTGATCGAATAAACTGACTTGGAATATTAAATTCGGACATTCCTTGGGTTAATAACTTTCCATTTCGAATGATTTCCTTTTCAATGTAGGTTGCTGCATTTTGGTCTTTGCTTTTTTCGAGTTTCTTGGAAAGATTAGGTATTAAGACTTCCATATTAGATAATCGAGAAAACCATGAATACTCTCTAGTAGCTTCTTTCTTTGTGTAAATTCCAACCTTTAATAAGTCTTCTTTTGGTCGTGGTTGTTTATCGGCAGGAATTGGACTAAATGGTTCTTTAATAATAGTAATTTTAGGTCTCTCCACTTTTAATGGGGTAATACTATAAGGTGGTAAAACCATTTTAGGTTCTTGTTTGATAGGTATCAAAGCAGGTTTAGGAGTAAACTTTTTAAATAACTTTTGTTTCCATTCTTCGCCATAAGTATACCAAATAGTACATACAGCAAGAACAACAGCTGTAATTACCAAAAGTACAACAATAAATTTTACAATTCCTTGTGCAGGAGATCGATATTCATAACTATCTATTTCATTTTTGGGATTTACAAGGTAAAGTTTCTTAACGTTACAAGTCGAAGACATTACTTTTTTTTTCTTTTTTAAAAACTAAAACTATTGTTTCTTATCTTTTTTATAAAAAAACTTGTCTTGTCGACTCTTCCCTGACCATGAATCGATCAAAAATTTTTTCGTTCAGTAACATGTTCTTAATATAATAAAGTCTTTCGAAGGAATAAAAAAACTTAAAGACTAAAGGTTTGAATAGAAAAACATAGTTTATTTCCAAAACTTTTTACTAATAGACTTTACTTCTTTCTGATTGTGTACTTTGTCGAGTAGTTTTGAGAAGCCAGAATTGAATTTAGAAACAAAACCTGTTATCTTCTTTGGAATAAAAGCTACAACTAAAAACTGATTATCTTCTTCCGTAATAAATGTTGTTCCTGGTCTAGCAATAAATCCTTTTTCTTTTGCATACTCAATTTGTTTGTAACATCTTTCTCCTGTACATTTTGGATGAATCTCTCCTTCTTTTAATGGAAGAATATAACTAATAGCTCCTGGAATATTGGGTGCTTCAAACGCTCCTTTTTCTACGTACATATAAGAAACATATAGTATTTCAGGCAGATGAAGCCAATCAAGAGAAATTCCTTCTTCTATCTTTCCTTGTAGTTTTACAGTACCATGACTTTTTAATATGGTATGTCTTATATTTTCATGACTTGATAGGTTTGTATTCTTTCCGAATCGAGTAAATTTCTGTAATTTTTCTATGGGAGACAAAGGACTCTTCTTTTCTTGAGAAAACTGTTTTGCAGAGTCTGCCATTGATTTCCATAAACTCCATTTGTTTTCAATCTCGTCTGAAGGAAATAGTTGTTTAACTTCTGTTGTGTAAGGTGCAATCTTTAGAGAGTCAAATATCTTTTCGTTATAAGTATTTGTAAATTGTGTAGGTGCGGCTGAATAAATGATTAAAACTATACAAAGTACAACTGCTATAACCACTAATACAGTGATTATGATCGAAAATAGAATTCCTATTCCTTTCATTCTCTTTCACTTTGTTTCTTTGAAAAATAAAACCTAAAACTTTTTAAAAAACCTATCCTTTTCTACTATTTCAATAAAAACTCTACCTTAGTCTCCATAAACAAGTTTTTTTCATACTACCGCCCAGAGAGTTTGTGTTTTCTTAATCGTTGGTTGAACATCATTCATACTAACTGCCCATGGGCGCTATCAAAGGTTAGTAAGGAAGCAAAGGTCTTTCATTATTTTCAAAACATCGAAAACCAAACAACTTCCAACTCAACAAACTAACTACCTGATGGCTCTTCTCAAAAACAAATTCGACAAGAAAATCCTTGTTTTAGCCTCGTTCCGATTTTTGAATGATACCAAGTTAAAACAGAAAATGGGCGATCTCCGACTCACGATGACTGATGAATCCGACTTTGAAAAAGTTAGAAATGAGGTATTGTTTATTATGCTTGAAACTTATTTGTAAGAAATATGACTTTGTTTTTCATTTGAGCGATTGTATAGCTAATACCAAAAAAGACGTTAAGCCGGAAGATCTGATTGTTGTTGAAAGATGCACTTTGAATCAAGGCGACGAAAATGAAGTAGACATAAAAACAGTTGAACCAGATCATCGATGTTCTTTTATGGTTCGTCATGTTGAAGACTGTATCGACGAAAAGAATTACAGAATTCATCATGGTACAGTCATTTCTTCCGCAAACATGCCTTCCAAAATCGACAAAAAAGATCATTGGAATTCTCTAGCTAAAAAATACTCCACGACTAACATGCTCGGAGTCGTTGATCCAGTTGTTTATTCATCCTTCGAACACTTTACAAAATCCAATGTTCCCTGTTTTTGTCTAGCCTTTCCGCTTACTCAACAAGACCCACCAGAGCTTGACGAACAATACAATTTCTTTACCCGTTTGATCAGCAAGTCTGTAGAGATGTTTAAATCAAAATAATGAATCTAATAAACGATCATACTTACATTCTACTTAATCTTTTCGTTTTTTCATGTTAAAAATTTTTTTTTGATTAACATAACTTAATTATCTTGCTTTAAAAGGTCCAAAAAATCATGATTAAAAGATTTCCAATACGTAATTTTCTTAAAAGCCGTACTTTTTAGATAATCTAGAAGAATTTCATTATTCGAGAAATCAAACAACTATCAAAAGCAAAACAACACATAAAGAAAAAGACAAATGGCCGAAACTCAATCGTTGAAAAGAAAATCAGACTCTGGAGTCTTTGGAGACGAAGACGATGTTGAAACCTCTATTGATCAACCCACTAGTTTACAAAAAACTGAAGCAGAAGGAAAACAAGTAGATGTTTCAGATGCAAAGAAACAACAAGCTGAAGAACCTAGTTCTGTTTCAGATGGAAAAAAAGAAGAAACAACTTCTAATGCTAAAGAAAAAGAACTTGTGTCTTCTATGAGTATGGACAAAGTGACTGCAAAAGTATTGGGAAACACACCTTACTTTAGAATCCGATATGGAACATTGGAAATGTTTGAAAAGTGTTTACTAGTTAAACAAATTACGTGGAAGAAGAGTCAAGGAGGCCACGGATATATGGCTCCTATTGTTTTTGATAACATGAAGTTACAAAAATTGATCAAAGAACTCAACTGTGAATTCCATGTGAAAGAAAAGAAATACTCACCTCAAAAGATGAATAACTTTTATTTTCAAACTGTTCCTGTTCATCTTCCTTATGGTTACTCTCCCAGTGTTCCACCTGGATCAAAAGAACCTTCGAACAAATTGACGATTGATTTAACTTCTGTTTATGATGAAGAAGAAATGGAAGGCTTTGTAGCTGGAATTGAAGCAATGGATACGGCTTTGGGAAAAGTAGCCAGATCATTATTCGAAAATTATCAAAATGGAATATTCAACAAGAATATGGATAGCGAAATGTTGGATAAGTTGTTTAAAGAGAAGTGGAAATCTCCATTCAAAACAAGCAAGACTTTAACATTCGCTTTGGATACCATTAAAGAAAACCCAAAGACTGGAATCGAAGCCGATCCTTACACTGCTAAACTTAGAGTTTGGAATGATAGCTGTGAAGATAGTCCTTTAACGGAAGTCTTGAGTAGAGAAAACTCTTGTCTTTATGATCCCCAAGAATTGAAAAAGAAATCGAAAAACAAGAATGAAGAATTTCCCCCTCAAAAGATTATTATTGTAAAGGGAGCTTGGGCTATTGTAGGAGCTGTACTTAATCGTTTCTTTATTAACGAAACTTGCTTGAATTATCAAATCATGGCTTACGATGTCTTTTTACAAGAATCCCCCACAACTTCCAAAGGAAACCCATTCAAATAACTTTTTACTTTTTTATCAAACCCAAAAAAACCCAACTTAATTAAACCCATTCTTACAAACCCAATAAACCCAAACCTTTTTTCAAACCCAAACTCGATTACTTTTTTCCTCCTAACATTCTTTTTAAACACAAGTACAAAAAACAGAAAGGTAAGAAAGACTATTGAGATTATAATTGTTTATTTGTTTGAATCAAAATAAAAGAGATTTATCTAAGAGATCTTTTTTTGAAAGACGTTAAAGTAGTTATCTTGATAATCGAAAAACTTGATAAGAAAGAAAAAAGTTTTTGTTGAAGGTGAATAAGAAAACAAGATCGAAAACAAAAAAAAAATGTTGAATATATTCAAACAAAAGAATCCAGGTCTTGTGGAAACTTGGGTTAAAAACCTTTCTGGTTATACTCGATTTCAAAGAGAAAATTTTATTAGACAAAGAGCTGGAGTGATTACTGCATTAGGTTTAACTGTAGAACAAGCAATCGATGGAATAGAACAAGAGCTTAGTAAACCCAAAAACATAATGAACGAAACTCCTCTTGTGGAAGTAAAAGAAACTCCATTTCCAAAAACGATCATAACACAACCTATGCCGCAAACTCAACCATTTGAATTAAAAGGTGTTGGTGAACAAAAAGAACCAACTCGAACTGTAAAGTTTTTTCAACCTTTACAACAACCTACAGTCCAAACAGTTACCGTTCCTACTGACGAAAAAGTTTCTAACAAAAAAACCTTGAAAGATCAATTTATTAATCCAGATATTCAAGCTATTCGATCGAATAAATCAAAGACTGCAAACATTACACAAAGAAATAGATCTACAGGAGTTATGAATCAAGCAGATACGATTCCTTTTAAATGGAATCCCGATGAAGTACAAGATCGATTTTCTATGAAAGATTATAAACGTCCAACAAAAAGTTTAGCTAACCAATTTGGTCCATCTGTTGAAGAATTACAAGTTAATTTGCCTTCTGAAAAAGAACTTTTACAAAACTCTGATAACCAAATCATGCCTAAACGCTTTCACATGGGAAAATCTTTAGACAGTCTTTCTGCTCGACCAACAAGTGATGTAGTTGGAACTGTAGGATTTAAAAGCAAACGAAATTTGAAAGTTTCTAATGACGCTCATAAACAAAGACAAGAAAACATAAATGATATGTAAGCGACCTTCTTTTATTATTCTACAAAACAACAAATAAAAGTTAATTACATCAATTTTGTTTTTTCTGTATAAACATCGTTAAGCTTTAAAACAAGTAAGAACATGTTCATTGTTGTCGAGACTAATTTGCGAAGAAAAAAAAAGTTAAGTTGAGGAACTTTAATTGAAAAGGTTTTCCTTTTTTTGTTCTTGTTTTTGTTTGATTGAATTAGAAGAGACAAAAAAATTTTATACTCGAATGAATCCGTTTGATCCAGAAGCTCAAAAGTCTTTTGCAGATGTCGTTAAGAAAACAAATTCTATGTTAACAACTTCTGATGTTGTAGCGAAAAAGAAAACAAGTGTTCCTTTTCGTCCTTTAAGTTCAAAATCGACAAGTTCTAATTCTACTTCTTTATTAACTCAACAAACTACATCTTCTACATCTCTTTCGCAGACAACTTCTTCTTCTAGTAATAATCAATCTTTAGAATCTTCGGCTAGTATTACAAACATAAATTCTTCTACTACGATTCCTTTAGCTCAACCAGTACACACAACTCAACCTTCTTTACCTTCTACTCCTCAAAAGAAGGCGTCTTTAAGTATAACAAACTCGAAAGAACAACAAAAAAAGAATGTAAAAGACTCTGATAGTTCCATTTTCACGTCTGTACCAAATCCTAGTGTATCGCAAAAGGATAATCAAGCAAATGATAATGCAAAAGAAAAACAACCAAAAAAGACTAAAAAAGAGATTGATCAAGAAATAATACAAAAAGGTTCTTACAGTATCGAAGATTGGAAAAAGGAAAAGAAAGAGCTTGAGATATTTACGCAGCAATATCGTGAATGTGTTTCAGAAAAAACAAAAGTAGAAAAGGAGATTGGTAATTGGATGAAACAAACAGATAAAGATTGTCTTTTATACGGAGATAAAGTTATTAAAGTTTGTAAAAGAACCAAAGTCCCTAGAATAAAATACACTGATGTTTGTAAAATGGTTCTTGATAAGTTTGGAAAAGAAGAATTAGATAAAGTATTAACCGAAGTAGATCGTTTAATTACACAAAATACAAAACAAAAAGATTTCCTTCTTATTAAAAAACTCAAGCAAAAACCAGCAAAAAAGAAATCAGAACAAATCGATTTAGGTGAAACGGAATCAATAGAAGAATCATAATATACCTTTATTTTGTATGTAATAAAACCAAAACAAGTTTTTCGACAATAAAAATTTCATGTAAAAAAACTTGACTATGAATCGAGATTATAGAGTATGTGTTTTTTTTCTAACAAGTAGTGAAATAAAAAAGATGTTAAGAAACAAGTGTTTTTGTTATTCATGAGGTTTTTGACGATCAGATTCAAGTGTTTTTTCTTTTTTATAATTTTCAAGATAAAGTTAATCGAGAAAATTTTGTTATCTACAAAACCTTACAAAACAGATAATCTTTTAAACTATTAAACGTTATTTGTCTAAGAATTGAGGCGTTTTTCGAAAAAGAACAAACAAAATGCCTTCTTCAAATTTATCAGATAATAGCTACCAATCTATGGGAAGCGAATATGAAAACGATGTAATGATGGTTCCTCCTGTTTTTCAAGAAATGTTTGAGGGAATGGTTGAAGAGACCCCAATAAACTCATCATCCAAAAATCGTACAAATGGATCTGCAAAAGACACAAAGTCAAAGAAAGCTGGATCTATCCAAAAGATGATTAGAAACTCTTTAACACCAAATATAAAAGATATTCTTTACAAACCACCTTCCAAGAAAGTTACCAAAGTAAAGTCTGATTCTCGAGTTAAAAAAACTGTTTCAAGAGAAGAACTCGATAGAAAGCTAATTAAAAAGACTATAAAGAGCAAAGAATCAAATTCTCGTACAAATTCTTCGGGTAGTGATAGCAGTTCAAAAAGCGGTTCATCTAATGCTTCCAAAACTCCAATTACTTCAAGACAAAGTTCAGAAGCAGTCGTAAAGTCTGAAAAAAAGAAATCCAATGACATTCCGCTAAAAGTAGAACCAATTAGTACAAAACCCGATGAAGAAGTTACAAAACCTCAACCTATCAAAAAAACCGTTTCTACAACTAAAAATAATCTACCTAATGGAAACATTCAAAACACTAGTTCAAATGCTACGATAAATACAAAAGAAGCAAAATTGACTATGGACCTTTTATTTGATCCAATCAAAAGAAAGGATCCTAGTGAGTTTATCGAAGAGAACCAAGAAAAAGAAGAAATTCCAACTATAGATCTCGAAAACCCAGGACAAAATGAAAACGAAGAAGAAGGAAATTCTGAATCAGGATCAGAAGGAACAACGATTGTCCAAGATGATACACAAACTCAAAACGAAGTGGAAATAAAACCTGATGAAACTACTGGTGTTGATGAACCTACGGAAACAAAAGTAGAAGAAGAACAACAAGAAACAAAAGAACAAGATATTCAAGTTCCTGAAAGATCCATTAGTCAAAAGATTGATACTATTATGGATCAAAGAGGAGAATCCTCCAAAAAAGCGAGTCCCATTCAATCACAATCTTCTTCTAAAGTTTCACAAACTTCGGAAAGAACAAAATCTTCTTCTACGATTACATCAAAAACAAACGAAAAGAACAAAAAACCCAAAGAGACCAAGCATTTTCCAAAGTTAAAAACGAAAGAAGAAAAGAACGAAGAAGAGAAACAACAACTGAAAAAGGAGTATGAAAAGTTTAATCCTTTATCGTATTTGGAAGAAGAAGAGCTCAATGAACAAGAGAAAAAGAAACTTATGGCTAAGAAAAGAGAGCTAAAATGGTTTCTCTACCAAATGCAAAACAGCGGAATTCCTGTATCGAGAGAATATACTTATGAAGATGATTTGGAAGAAATGAAATTCGAAGCTAAAAAACTTAAAGATCAATGGGATTTAAAACAAACATCTCGTTCTACTTGGACAATATTTATGACTGCGAATAATGTGATACAAAAGATTTTAGAAAACATCGATCCAGAAGAAACAGAATGGACAAAATGGTGTACGATGGTTGAAAGCAATAGAAAAGAATATATGATGTTAATTCGAAGTATTCATAGAAAGAAGTTGGCCTTTTATCGATCAAATCCAAAGGCTCGATTCTTTTATACTTTTGGAAGTCAAGCTGCTTACTTCTTTGGACCTATTGTAATTTCTAAACTCTTCCGTTGGGGTAAAAAACCAACAGAAATCGTTCCTCCTGTTCAAAAATCAGCTCCAGAAGTATCGTCGCACGTCTTAAACGAAAAGATGGAAAAGAAGATGGAAGACTTGGAAAATAACATTTTAAATAGAGTTCAATCTATCCAGAACGATACCATCGAACAACAAAAAGCATCTAACAAACAATTTGAAGAGTTATCGAAAATGTTTAAATTATTTATGATGTCTCAGCAACAACGATCACAAAAAACAGAACCTACTTCAAACAATCAATCCAGCAAAAGCACCTTTGATCCATCTAATAAAGATAGTATATGGAAACAAACCGTCTCGGTTAGCTCTGAACCGGCTGAAGGACCATCCAAACCTGTAGAATACGTCACTACAGTAACCCATTCCACCATTCCTCCAAAGATATACGATAAGAATGTTGCTGTTACTATGCCAAAAGAATTATTTAGTAGTGTTGTTTCCAAAAAACCACAACAAACACAAGAGGAATCCAACATTAAAGAAATTATCGAAGATACTCAATCAACCGAACAAGGAACCGTAATTACGTTAAATCCTATGAATGAAAACGAAAACCAAGATTCAGAGTCTGAAATCGAATTTGTAATTGCAGAATCTCCTAAAAAACAGAATTCTCCACCAAAAAGTCCTCTATCTACCAAATCCGAAATGAAAGTACCTTCTATGGAATCTCTTTTAAATCGGCCAACTACTACCGCACCTACTATCGTAACAACAACAACGACACAACCCACTCTTCAACAAACCGCAAACAACGCTAATATGATTAACAACATATTTAGAGTAGATCCAAATTGCACAATAGAAAGTCCTCAAATTAAACTTTTAACAAATTCTATGTCTACTTTTGTAAATCCGGTTCTTTCACACATTCGAGATAGCAAACAAACCAAAAGAAATACCATACCCGACGATATGAAAGTATTTAACTCTGAACATCCTCCTACTCCACCGGATTCTGATGACGAATCCGATGAAACTGTAACCCTTCATTAAATAATAAAAAATAGTTGAATTTCGCACATAAAAGTTTAAAGTTTTTTATATATGTTGTGAATTATACGCGAGTAGCTAAGCTACTTAATACAAACTCGTTTTTATGCTTCTTAGATTATAAAGTTCCGGATAATTGAGGCCGTAAAATACAAACAATTCGTTTAAGTTCTTTTTGTAGTTCTTCTTTATCTTTTAAACTAATAGCCAAATGTTGATGTCGTATTAAGAATAAAGCCTTCAAAAGTAAATCTTCTCTCTTCTCTCTCGTGGGTTCCATATCTCGGTT